CAAACCCACAGGCGCGGCTGCAATGGGCGCGGGGCCTGGGCGGCCAAAAGGCAGTCAGAACAAGGTCACAACCGACCTAAAAAACATGATCCTTGGCGCGCTAGACAAGGCGGGCGGGCTTGACTACTTGGCAGAGCGTGCGGCGGACCCTCGCACCGCTTCGGCGTTCCTGGCGCTGGTTGGCAAGACTTTGCCGATGACGGTTAAGGGACCTGGCGAGGGTGGGGCGCATGTCTTCCAGAAGATCATCGTTGAAATCGTCAAGGCCAAGTGACTGCACTCCGCATCAAGGTTCCCGAAGTTTTCCTGCCACTGGAAGGCGCGCATCGATACATTGGCGCGCACGGTGGCCGGGGTTCGGGCAAGTCGCATTACTTTGGCGAACGATGGCTGCGCGAAAACATCGCGGAGAAGTTGGATTGTGTTTGCCTGCGGGAAACTCTCAAGAGCCTTGAATTCAGCGTTAAGAAGCTGCTGGAACAAAAGATCAGCACATACAACGCGGGCGCCTACTTCGAGATTCAGGACCGGCGCATCATGTCGGTGCAGGGGGGCGTCAGCATCTTTGAGGGCATGCAGAACCACACGGCGGATTCCATCAAGAGCCTTGAAGGCTTCGACCGCGCATGGTTTGAGGAAGCGCAGAACGCCAGCGACAAGAGCCTGACGCTATTGCGCCCGACCATCCGCAAGCCAGGTTCGCAACTGTGGTTCGGCTGGAACCCAGACCTAGAGACAGACCCGATTGATACGCTGTTGCGTGGCGATGAACTGCCGCCCGGTGCTGCCGTCATTCAAGCCAACTACATGGACAACCCGTGGCTGCCCGAAGAACTCCGCGCAGAAATGGAGTATGACAAGCGACGCGACCCGGACAAGTACGCGCATGTGTGGCTAGGCAATTACCGGCGCAACTCAGAAGCCCGCGTGTTCAAGAACTGGCGCGTTGAAGAATTCGACGTTGACCCGGCTTGGACGCTGCGCCAAGGCGCTGATTGGGGCTTCAGCATTGACCCTAGCGTATTGGTGCAGTGCGCCATCGTAGGCCGCACGCTGTACGTCAGCCACGAAGCCTATCGGCTGGGCTGCGAGATTGACTTTCTGCCTGACCTGTTCCGCACGGTGCCAGATGCCGAACGCTGGCCGACAACTGCCGACAGCGCCAGGCCGGAAACGATCAGCTACATGCAGCGGCATGGGTTCCCCAAGATGCTTGCAGCCATCAAGGGCGCCAAGAGTTTGGAAGAGGGGATCGAATTCCTCCGCACGTTTGACATTGTTGTGCACCCGCGCTGCACGCACACGATTGAAGAACTGACGCTCTACAGCTACGAGACTGACCCGCTGACGGGCGCTGTGCTGCCTCGGCTGGCTGACAAGGACAACCACGTTATTGACTCGCTGCGGTATGCCTGCGAAGGCGCCCGGCGCGCCTTGCGGGCAGTGCCGGCCGGGTATGACTTCACCAAATCCGCCGCAGCAGGCGCAAGGCTATAGCTTGTTGCGTTGCTATTGATCTGCGCTATCATGGGCGCGCTGAAAACTAACGCCGTGAGGCGCTGTTCATGGCTGATGCCGTTGCTGATGCGCAAGCGCTCTACCTGGATGCACTGTCCGCATCGCGGGATCAGCGCCGGCAAATAGAGGAAGATCTGGCGTTTTCCGATCCATCGGACCCGCAGCAGTGGGACGACACGATCAAGCGCCAGCGGGAGACGGACCCCGGTGGGGTTCGTCCCTGTTTTGTCTACGATCAGTGCGGCCAATACGTCGCCAACGTCGCCGGCCAGGTCGAGCAGAACCCGCCCGCGCTGCATGCCTTGCCTGTTGGTGACGGCGCAGACAAACGGGTTGCGGAAAAGCTGGATGGATTTTTTCGTCACATCGAACACACCAGCCGCGCCGGCCAGCATTACACGCGTGCGCTGACCTCTGCCGCACGCGCCGGGGTTGGCTATCTGATCGTCCGCCCCAATTACGTCAACCGCGCCTTGAACTGGCAAGAGCCGCGCATCGGCAGCGAGGGAGACCCCCTCAAGGTGGTGTTTGACCCCTGGAGTGTGGAGGTTGACGGCTCGGATGCCAATTTTGGCTTTTTGCTGACGCCCCTAAGCCACCGGGAATGGGACCGCCAATTCAAGGGCAAGGACAAGGTGAGTTTCGGCGCCGCTGGCCGTGAGGTTTCGCGGGACGAGCGTGAAAGCATCATCATTGCCGAGGGGTGGCGCAAGGAAACGCGCACCAAAGCCATGATCCTGTGCATCAGCCAGGACGGCGACGAAACCGCACTTGAGGAGGATGACTACTGGGAAGCCTGCCGGCGCGCAGGCCGGCAGTTGGAGGTGCGCGGCACCTACACAGACAAGGTTGATTGCGTCAAGTGGGCGCGCATGTCGGGCGCTGACATGCTGACCAAGGAAACGGAATACCCAGCCAGCGGCATAGGGCTGATTCCGGTGTATGGCTATGTCGGCTGGTCGAATAACCGCATGCACTATTGCGGCATCCCGCGCCGCGCCATGAACCCGCAGCGGTCCTATAACTACCACATGAGCGAAATGCACGCATTCATGGGGCAGGCGCCGAAGTCTCCTTGGGTTGCTGCCGCTGCTGCCATTCGCGGCTATGAAGCGCTTTGGGATCGTGCTGGCGTTGACTCGCGCGCTTACCTGCCAGTCAACCACGTTGATGAAAGTGGGAACCCGATCCCGGCGCCGATCCGCATGCCGCATGCGGTCAACCTTCAGAACCACCTCCAAGGCGCAGAACAGGCGCTGCACGACATTCAGGCGAGCCTGGGCATGTATCAGGCGAGTTTGGGCGCTCCGTCAAATGAATCCAGCGGCGTTGCCATTGATGCGCGCAAGCAGCAGGGCGAAGCGGCTACGGCTCATTTCCCGGCGCACCTTTCGGACAGCCTGGGGCAAGTCGGCAAATTGTGCATGGAGATGATCCCGCGCCTGATCGACACAAAGCGGCAACTGCGCATTCTGAGCATTGACCAAACCTCAAGCACAATCACGATTGATCCGGGGCAGGCCGAGGCGCTGAAGGAAACTGACAACGGGTTAGTCATCAATCCCAACGTGGGCCGGTATGACATGCGCGTTGTTGTCGGCGCATCGTTCGCCACGCAGCGCACGCAGGCACAGCAGGCGTTCACGGAAATGATGCGCGCTAACCCGGCGCTTGCCCCCGCATTGGCCCCACTGTGGGCTCAAACGCTGGATGTGCCGCACGCCGACAAGCTGGCGCAAGTGCTAACCGCTGTGGCCCCGCCTGAAGTGCGCGCCGTGCTGAATCCTGAGTCGGACAAGCAGCCGAAGACGGCCGACCTGATGGCGAAGATCAGCCAGCTACAGCAGGGGCTGCAAGAGGCCATCCAGCACGCGCAGGACGCGCAACAAGAGGCGGATTCACTCCAAGCGCAGAAGGACGCCCGCGAAGCTGACGAAGCCATCAAGGCTTACGAGGCCATGACTAAGCGCATGGTGGGCCTGAAAGACGCGATCACGCCGGAGTCGGTGCAGCAGCTTGTGGTGCAGACCATCGAAACGATGTTGCGCCAGCCTGACCCGATGGAAGAACCCGAGCCGGGGCCGGAAGCCTGGCAAGCGCAGCCGCTGCCAATGGGCGAAGGACCGGGGCTGGACGGCTCACAGCAACACGAAATGGCAGAGATGCCGCAGTTTGAACAGCAGGAAGGCCCCGAGGCGGGCGAAAGGGTAGCGCAATGACGACTCTCGCAATCGGTAGCGGTGCAACGGTGAACGTCGCCGACGGCGGCACAGTCAAGGTGGCCAGCAATGGCGGCTTCTGGATCGCCACATTCACGCAAGTTGCCGGCGCCAGCGGCACGGAGACGTTTGGGCCGGGGCCAGCGCGCAAGACGTTTGGGCCGTTTTCTGAGGGCGGCAGCGTCACCATTTCAAACACCAGCGCCAACCAGTTGGATTACGACAGCGGCCCGCAGGGGATCGACCCGGCGCTCCAAGCCGCGGTGTCAAAGGAT